ATAAAAGGATTTTTTGTTTTATATTTGTATAATTATTACTTTTTAATTTTGATAACAAGTCTGCACTAATTGTTCGCATTTTCCTGTGCCTCTACTGTTAAAGAAGTTGAAATTAAACCACTCCATCTATTCAAAGCATAAGTTCCCATTGATTTCATTGGTATTCTTACTTGAAATATATCTCTGATGTCCCAACTAATCCACGGTATAATTGTAACATATCCTTCGTTTCTTAACTCATTTTTTATTAAGTTAAATTGTTCCTTTTTAATACTGCGAGCTGAAATTCTCGCTCCCCATTTCTCATAATTAACCCAATGAGTTAATCTTCCATCGTAAGTTCTTAAACTATCTTCACTTACAGCCGGTTCTACTTCTGTTTCTGTTGTAGCATTCAAATCACATAAAAATTTACAAACTCTTAACTGACCTAATTTTGCAGTATAATCAGATGCAAAAACTTCACTAATACTAATTTCAATCGCTGCTAAATCCCATTCCCTGTCTAAATTTAAAACTAAATCTGATTTAGTATTATTTAAAACATTTGCAAGTAAAAATTTAAAACCAGTTCCTGCAACAACACCTTTTACTTGAAATGTTTTTAAATTCATATTCTGTAATATAACTGTATCAACTTTTCTTGTTGTATACTCAGAATAATCATCTTTAAAATAAATTCTAAATTCTAATTCAGTATCATTACTTATAACCGGATTCTCTTTATAGGGATTAAAATCACACAAAGGTAAAAAATTAAGGTCTTCATCCGATGTATAATTTAACTCACAAAATTCATTCAAATAATTTTTACTTAAAAATCGTATAGGTTCTGGAATTGCTTTCATTATACTGCTACCCCCGACTGTTTATTACCAACTTTAACTGTTAAGTTAGCCATTTCAAGAGCTTCCAAAGTTCCTTTTTTCAATGCTTTAATAATACCTTCCAAATCTGTTCCCTTTTCTACTGTAATTGATTGATTTATAGAAACATTATTTGTAGATTCGGAATTTCTTGAACCGACCTTTTCCAACCATCTTTGTTGTTCTACATTCAAAACTCTTTCACCAGAATTTGCTCTGATTAAAAGATTATCTCCCGTATATGAATTTCCACCAATTAAACCACCATTTTTAAATGCTCCAGCCATATTCATAATTGCTGCACCTATCGCTGCACCTATCGCAATTGCTCCCCATAAAGCCCAAGCACTTGCCGCTGCCGCTCTTGCCGCACCAACTGCTGCCGCTGCACTAACTTCTTCTGCTTTCCATAAAGCAGTCGCTGCTCTCATTATAACATTTTGCATTAACCATTCTGCTACTATATCTGCGAATGCTCTAATTAAAGCACTTTTTATTGCGTTCCCTATACTACTAACAAATTCACCAAAGTCAGCAAAACCATTTGATAAGTCTGTTAATAAATCTTCAAAGGAACGAGCAATACCTGATTGTAAATCATTAAAAAATGCTTTTGTTTTATTCGCATAGTTAATAGTTTGATTAGACATTTCAGCTAATGCTGCTTTAAATCCAATTACCATTGTAGAATTGGATAACTCGTCAATTTTTCTTTGATTCTCTGCTTTTTCTTGTAATAATAAATAATATTCTTGTGTATATTCTTTTGTTTTAGCAAGTCTTTCATTTATTATTTCTTTTTCATTATTTAAAATAGTTTTCTTTTGTTCCAAACTATATCTATCAAATTGAGATTTTTCATAAGCCAATCTTGCATCTATTGCTCTACGAGAATTTTCAGCACTTATTTTCAAAGTTTCCATTTCTCGTTTAATTGTATCCTCAACTCTTTTTCTGTTTGTTTCTTCATCCATTTTAGAAATCATATTTTTTAAATCAAGTTGAGCCTGCCTTTCCGCTTCTTTTTCTTTTGCTAATCTTTGTTCTGTAGCAGCGAGTTTTTCTTCTTCTCTCTTTTTCTTTAATTCAACAGATTTTTCATCTATTTTATTGATTTGGTCTTGAATATTCTTTGATGTTGAAACAGTTAAATTTTGAACATTCTTTCCAACAACCGGTAACCAACTTAAAGATTTTTGAGCAGCATTAACAAAAACATCAATTCCTGCTAACATTGATTTTAAAGCAAAATTAAACGCAATCTGCAATCCATATATAATATCCTTCCAGTATACGAAAATTGAAATTATGCCAACTATACCGGCAGCAATCGCCGTTATAGGCCATAATGCGGCAGATAAACTAACACCAAGAACTGTTAAAGCCGGTGTTAAAATTGTTATCGCGGTTAAAAGACTTCCAAAAGCAAAAGTTAAACTGCCAATTATAGATATTGATAATGTTATAACACTAACCAATTTTTTATGATTTTTTACAAATTCTATAACTGTAGCAATAACATTTGAAATTCTTGATGTTAAAGATAATAATGCTGGTGCTAACGAAGCGCCTATATTCGCATTCAAAGCAGAAATTTGTTGATTGATTGTTGAAAATCTATCACTTAAAGTATCTCCTGCTTGTATAACTTCATCATCAATAATTATTCCTAATCTTTGTGCTTCTTCCGAAAGTTGAGACATTTTAGTTGCAGTTTCAATTAAGGTAGCACCACTTTTACCAAATAATTCCATACTCACTGCAACTCTTCTTGTAGGACTTGAAATATTATTAAGTGCTTGACCAACTTTTTCTAATTGCTTTTCCGGACTAAGTTTTAATAATTCTCTGTATGAAATACCAATTTCTTGAAAAGTTTTCTGATATTCAACATTACCCTCATTTGCTTTATTTACAACTCTACTTAATGTTTTTATGCCCATACTGATAGTAGTAATATCATTTCCGGTTTGTGATGCTGCATAACTTAAATTTTGAAAGGATTTAGTAGTTAATTGTAATGCTTTTGAGGTATCGTCAATTCTTGCAGTTGCAGTTATAAAAGATTTTGTCATTAAACCAATTGAAGCAGTTATTGCTGCTCCAGTTACTGCAAAACTTTGACCTAATTTTTTTAAATTTTTTAGTTTATCTTCTAAAACTTTTGAAGATTTTTTTGCTGCTTCAATAGATGCATTCCAATTTGATATATCAAGTGATAATTTTCCTTTTAATTCTGGTATCATTTTTATTTTTCCTCAATCTTAATTTTACTTGATAATACTTTGTGTAAATACTTTGCATCATCTATATTTTGTTCTTCTTTTTCTTTTGGTAAAAAATCTTTAGCACTTAATGCTTTTTTACCTTTTGGTCTATTTACGTTATAAATCATTGAAGCAATTATTCCTGCATTCAATAAATTTAATTTAACATTTAATTTACACTTCTTTTCGTAACGGATGAGAAGTAAATCTAATAAGCGAGGACTTAATTCCAAGAAATACTCCTCATCCAAGTGCAAATCAAATATTGCTATGCTCCAGAACTCCTCAATTCCTGGAGCTTTTATTTCAAAGGGCTGTCACCGCCTTTTACTGCCTTTTTTTCTGCTGTATTTTCTTCAGCTTTTGTTTCTCCTGCAACTAATTGAGGAACTAATAACATAAACTGATTAAATACATTTAAGTCTAACATATCTACTGCTTCTTCTTTTGTAATTTCATTTCCACCACCAACTAAAAAAGCGTAAAATAACATTGCCAAATCTTCTGCTGAAACTTTATCTAAAATATTAACATCTTCTTTTTCATTAGATGCTAACGAATTTATAAATGCAAGAAATTTTTTATTAGTATTCTTTTCAAATACCATCATTGTTCTAAAATTAAATTTTAGTTTAAATTCTTTGCCATTTATTTTTAGTGTTTTTGTGTTAATTAAATTTGACATAAATTATTTTCCTCTCTTATTGTTTTGTAAATGTAAATGATTGTGCTGAACTTGCTGTCAATCCAGTCGGAGCATTTATTGCTTTAATCGTTGTAGTTGCTGTAACTGTTATGCCAGCTGATGTATACTTCGTAGAACTGGTTGTAGGTGAAGTATTATCTGTTGTATAATAAATATCACCATCACCAATTTTACTGTTCAATTTAACTGTCAAAGTTGAAGCAAAGGTTGTTCCACTTGCCGGTGTTGCTTCAATATCAGGTGCAGTTTCATTTGATACATATTCTCTTCTAAAAGTCATTTTACCGGTTACTCTTAATGTTGCATTAAAAGGTAAAATATCTCCTTCTACTGCATCACCAAAAGGTTTGCAAGAAGATAAATATGCTTCACCTTCATATTGAGCAGGAATAACAACTCCTGTTTGTTCCGGAGCTACAATTTTGAATTCAAAAGTTTCTTTTGTTTCATATAACTCTTGAAGTAATCTCTGACCTTCTTGACCAGCTTTATACTGACCACTCAATTCAATACTTCCATTATCTGTCGGGCCTGCCATAAATTCTTTATCTGTGCCCGGAGAATCCAAAGCTGAAATATCAATTTCCTCGCTTTCCGGTGAAGGAGCAGGAATATTTGTTAATCTACCAACTGCAGTCCAATCATTTTCAGCTTGACCAGCTTCAACTTTTCTTCTTACCCATAAACTTGTGTGTCTGCTGAGTATTGCATTTTCTGACATTTTCTTTTCCTCCTACTATTTAATTTCTACTACAATTCTTTTTAAATATTTTTTTATTTCACTTATTTGTTCTTCTTCTATACTGATTATACTCATCCTTCCACTTCCGCATTCTTGACCATTTAATAAAGTAATCAATAATGCTTCTGCGCTTTCCAAATCATCAAAATTAGAAGAATAACAATTTATATAATATGTTGCTTCGTCTCTTAAATGATTATCTAAAGTATTTGTGCAAACACTTTTGTTTTTGCTGAATGAAATATAATTACCATCGGTTTCATTTGGCAATGTCATTAGTTTTATAACAGGAAATTTTGCTTTTAATGCTTTTGAACCATTTAATATTGAATTCATTGAAGAAGTATAACCCATTATCTCGCTCCTAATTCAGGAATATATTTTTCTAATCTGCCAGCAAATCCTTGAACAACTTTGTCAATTCCTTGCTTTAACATAAAAAATCCTTGAATCCATCTAACATTTGATTTTTTAGTTCTTGACCTTCTTGTATTATGGCCATATTCAACTGGAACTGCATAATGAATATTGTTTATTATTTCTATTGAATAAACGTTTTTATCAACTTTAACCTTTGTTCTGAAAAAATTATTTCTCAATGTTCCAGTATCTACTGGTGTTAATTTTTTAGTATAAGCAATTGCTCTATCTGCTTCATCAACTAAAAATTTCTTTGCACCTTCTTCTACCTGTTTTTGATATTGAGAAAATACTTGTTCAAAAAAATTCATTAAAGTTCTTCTCCTAATCCAATTATATTAACTTGTTCAAATCTCCAAATACTAATAACACTTAAATTTAACCCATTTGCTTCAATTTTATCTTTTAACTTTATATCTGTATCAGTTATACAATAAAATACGTAAGTAACTTGATTCCATTCTTTATCGCCAACAATATCAGGAACAAATCCTGCATCACCTTTCCCTATATGAAGACCAGAAATTTTACCGCTATCTATAAAACTTATTTGCTCCGCACCATAAGAATCAACACCAACTGTTCTTTTATGATATGTTGCTTCGCAGTTATACATTTTAGGTAAAATTTTTCTAATCTTTGCAGCAATTCTAAATGAAAGACTACCTACCATCTTACCCTCCTAAATGGTTGTAATCTACTTTTATAATCTTTTACAAATTCGGCAATTCCTTTGGTGGCTATTTTATTAGCATCTTTTATCATTGAAGAAGCATCAGATGTTCCTAAACTTGCACTAATGCCTCCTAAACTTACACTGCTTATTGTTTCACCACCATCACTTTCAGCATCGCCTGCTTTTGCTGCTGCAATAGCTTCAGGAGAAAAACGCAAGGAATAATCAGTAACCATATTTGCCCAAACATATTTCAAAGCATCTGGAATTGTTTTAATGTTACAATAATTTTTAATTTCTTGTCCCATTTCATCAATTAAAGAAGCTAAATATGAATCTGCGATTTCTAATTGATTACCGATTTTTATTTTGACTATGTAAAAAATGTCCTGATTACTTATCATTTTATTCCTCCCCCGCAACCAGTCAAGTTTTTCGCTTGACAATGAAAAAAGAGTATCAAAATATTAAAATTAGAATTAAAATATTTGATACTCTTTTTCATTTTTTATTTCCTTCCTTTGTTTTCTTTTTTACCTTCTTTTTTTACTTGTTTATTATCTTCTACTTCAGGAACAAAATCAATAATTATTCTATCCCCTTTTTTGTTAACACCTATAACTCCAGGTTGAACTATAAAAGCGCCGCAATTAAGTAAATCAACTTTTTCACTTTCAGTGACTTCTATAATTTTATTTGCTTCTATTCTTTTCCCTTTATATTTTATAGGTTTATCAAAAACTATTTTTATTGACATAAACAATTCTCCTATTTTACAGTTAATACGAATACATCGCCCATTCTTTCAAACGAAGGTAATACTATTTCTGAAACTACGGTCATTATATTAACAACCGGTTCATAAACTTTCTTACTTGTAACTGCTACACCAGTGCCAACTACTTTTACTGAACAATCCGGAACTCCTGCCATAACATCTGCTTCTTCAGGAGTTGTTCCAAACCAAGTTGAACCTAATGTAGAATCTGGCAAGAATGCAACTTTGTTATCAGGAACGTATTTCTGAGCATTTTTATTGTAATCATAATATCTTTTATCATAAACAGAAATTGTAATACCTGTTTTCCTAAAGATATAATTTTTAACATCTGCATCAGTAATACCAACCGTAATACCTTGAATAGGTGCTAACGCATCTTTTACTTTCTTGCTATTTGCTAATAATCCAAACGTTACTGAATTCATAACTGCTCTTTTTATTTCAACACCATATCTATTCCTCATTTCTTCCTGAATATCAATCATATCCTGTATAGGATTACAATTTGTAGCATCGTCCCATTTGTCTGTTAACGTTAAAGTTTCAGTGTTATTTGTAATCCAATTATCATCAGCATATTTGTAAGTATAATTAACTACTTGACCAGAATCTTCAGGAGCAGCTAACGTAACCTCACCGTTGAACAAAAGACTCATTCTCATTATTTCAGGTATTACCAAAGCACCTTCAATCAATGTATTTGAATCATCATATAACTTTTCAATTATTGCTCTTGCATAAGGCGAATTCGGATTGTTTAAATATTCCAAAATTCTCTGTCTGTCTTTTTCACCAAGTCTCATTGACTCCCTAAAAAAAGGCATTTCAGTTTCTACTTTAGAAATAGAACCTCTACTTCTAATTGTCGGTTTTGCATCAAAAGCTGAAGGCATCAAAGCAACCGGTAAATCCTTAAAACCTTTTATCCAAGCTAAATTCAAACCAATCATTTTTTTAGCCGGAAATAAAACTTCTCCCAAATAAGGAACTCTATTTGAGTTTGTTTCTGTCCAATATGCTGCTATTGCATCCGCTGTAAGTAATTCAAATATTGTCATTTCTTTTCTCCTTTTTTATAAATTTTTACTACTTTTTAAGACTTATTGTTTTGTAAATGTTTTGCTCATTATTTCACTTGAAATTCCTGCTTTTATTGCTATTGCTTTGATTGTTGTAGTAGCACTCAAAGTAATAGGTTCTGTGTATTTTGTTGATGCTGAAGTAGGATTATTACCGTTTGTAGTGTAATAAATTTCAGCACCTTCAGTTCCACAACTCAATTCAACATCAACTGAAGTTTCAAAGTTTCCACCATCAGGGTCAGCAATAGGTGTATCTACTGCATATACTACTGCATCAACTGGAAACAATACTATTGCCGGCATTGCTTTCTTTGCTTCGTTAGAAATAGCTTCAGGTAATTTTGCAGAATTTACAAAACCGTGAACTAATATTGCTGCATTTTGGTCACCATCGGTAACATCTACATCTTGAAATACCAAACCTTTTGCATTTTCATCATTAGAAGGAAATACTGTTCCTGCTTTTATGATTTTTCTACCATCTTCAGTTACTGCTAATGCAGAATCTTTTTCAAGTAACTGAGGAAAACAAACGTAGTGGTCAGGATATTGTAAAATATCACCTAACGTTTGTGCTACAACTGTTTTTACTTTGATACCATTAGTCATTTTTTATTCCTCCGATATTAAAATTTTTACTTACCATTTCCAAAATAAATTTTTGCACCAGTTTCACTGGTATTCTGATTTTCTTTTGTGTTTTGTGCTAAACTTTTTGCAAATGCTACTGCTCCTTCTGGTTCAGAATCACTTCCACCTTGTGGAGGATTACCGGCAGGTTTAAAGTTTGAATTCTTTGCAGGGGTTGATTGCTGTTCCTTGAATAAAAATGGTTTATCAGTTTTCAATTTTTCAATCTGTTCCTTAAAACCACTTTTGATATTTCCGTCCTCACCTAATTCTACTTTATCAACATCAAGTAAAGCAATTGCTAAAGATTCATCGTGAACCTTTCCAAATAATTCTCTCTTGATAGCATTTTTTCTTTTTTCCAAATTCAAAGATTTTGCATAATCTTCACTTGCTTTTTTGTTAGCTTCTTGCAACTCCTTAACTTTTTGCTCAAGAGCTGTTTTGTCGCCTTCAAATTTTTTGAATTCAGCTAATTGATTGTCACGTTCTTTGATTATCTCATTAGCTTTTTTCAATTCCTCGGATTTTTCATCAAAACGATGTTTAGCAACAAATTTTTCTCCAAAGATTTTTTTTGCTGCTTCAACTTTTGCTTTGTTTTCATCCGTTACCGTGAATCCTAATGCTTTCAATAATTCTTCCATACTTTCTCCTTAACTTTTCAGTTTTTACGGGGCTCTGTCCCCTTTGAGTTTTCTACTTCTCCTTTATTATATAATATTTCTGCTAAAAAATAAATAATAAATATAATTTATTATTCAATTTTTATATTTTCACCACTCTCCAATGCATCTTTAAAAGCATTATAAGACATATCCTCTACCTTATCCCACTGACCATCAATTTTTGCAAGTCTTTCACCTTCTTCCTCATCACCTTCAAATACTCTAATTGTTGTTGACCTACAATTCGGATGAAATGGTGGAATTGTAACTCCAACTTCTGCTTCATCAATCGGAATCCTAACTCCGTCCATCTCTCTACAAATTTCACTTGTTCTATTATCAAGTGTTGCTAAAATTTGTAAATATTCCTGTGGCCTTGCGGTTTCTTTATAAGAATCCAAAGTTGCTTGATTGTTAAGTCTATTCGTTTCAGTTCTTGCTAATCTAATTGCTGAGTTATATGAAGTATTCATTTTTGCTTTTATATTCTTTGCTAATTCTTGAACACTTTGACCTAAAATAAATGCTTGAGGAATTTCTTGTTGCATTACTCTTACTAAAGCATCTCTATTTTTCCACAAACTATCACTGAATGTAACTCCGTTAAAATCATAACCAACTGCAAGTTTAATTCTGTCCGGATTTATTTTTGAAAAAGAACCGGTCAAGCCATTTATTTTTATTTCATCGTATATTTCACGATAATATGCTTCTTTGTATAACTCTGGTTCTAATTTCCACATACCATTAATATTAGTTGTAGTCATTAACTCAATTTGATAACGAATTTCCGCTTGCAACTCTTGTAAACGACTTATTTCTTTTCTTGCTGATAGAGATTTTATTTCTTTTAAATAGGTAGGATTTAATTTAATTTCTGTTCCGGTCTTTAAATATTCTTTTAACTTAATTCTTGCTTGATTCCTTTCCTTGACTGTAAGTTTTTGAATTGCCGCTGGATATGAAACTTTATTATCTTTTGCATATTTACCATAAAAAGCTTCCAACTTTTCTCTTATGGTTCTGTCAGCCCTTCTATATGCAGATAATAAAGCACCATTTTCAAAAGAATGAGTGATTTTTTCCAACTTTAATAATTTTCTTTCCCCTGCTTGTTCAGTTGCTTTTAAATCTTTTTTCATTCTATCTCCAACCAACAATATTTATACTTTGATATTAACTTACAAATTTCCGCTTCCCAGAAAGCAGAATTAGTAACCATTCCTCTAACATTATTTTTACCAACTAAAATACAACCATCAGTGTGTTCGTGAGTATTTCCTCTATGAATTCTTACACCACTAAAATATGGAACTCCAATTAAAATTGGTAAAATCCTTCCAAATTTTATACTGTAAGACATTTTAACTTCATAAGTGCCAGCAGGTATTGCCGTTTCTCCTGGTATTTTATCTGCTGCACTTCTCAATAAACGAACCACATCTTCCATTGTATTGCAAAACATAAAATTTCTATCAATTATATTTTTATTTTCATCATAACCTATGTAACTAAGTTTTCCAACGGTATATCTTAGCCCTTTTGAAAATCTATCAATGTAAAGTTTAAGCATATAATTCATTTTCTTATCCCTTATTTCAATTTTTGCCTATTTTTTGAAATAAGACATTTTCTTATTTCAATTTTTTGTCACTTTCTAAAATCTCCAAGTTAACTTTATGAACGTCCCTTTTACAAACTCATTACTTATAGGCATATATAATTGATTTACAACTTCTACTTTTGGCATATAAGGGGAATTTTTTATCTTATAATAAGCAATTCCCCATTTAGCCATTTTTAATATTCAAGAAATTTTAGTTTGTTCTACTTGTTTTAACTTCGCTATTTCTTCAATTAACTGCTTTGCTTTATCATATAATTTTGCATCAGGTGGTAACTCTTCCGTTTTAGTATAAATCTCATTAAATTTACCAAGTGCATTTGCTACAAATTTAACCCAATCTATTTTACTATCTTTTGGCATAACTGCTAAAGCATATTCAACACCTTTTTTAACGTATTTATCAAGAATTTCATCATCCTTTTTAGTTTTGGTTGCTCTTATTATCCAAATTATAAGAAAGCAAACAAAAACAACAACTACTTGCCACCCGCCATACTTATAAAACCAAGTGACAAATATGTTAGTGCTTTCACCTGCTGCTTCTGCAACCTCCGCAAAAATGTTTCCTACAAAAACCATCATTAAAGCAACTACAAAACTCATCATACTCATAAAACTTTTTAACATCAAATACAATTTTTTCATATACTCCTCCTTTTATTTGTGTAAGGGATTATATCCGACTAAATATAATCCCTTACTGTCTAAAGCATCACAGAAGTGCTGTCACGGGATGCTTATTTTTCTTTAAAATTTATTTCAATTTTACCTTTGATTAAGTCAAATACCGCTTTTATTTCCTGCAAAGTTTCCGTGTTTTTTCTTAACATTTCATCAATGCGTTCAAATCTATCATCTTTTTTATTGAGCTCTTGTTTAAAAGAATCTATTTCTTTTTTAACCTCGTCAAGTTCTATTTTGAGCGGTGTTATAAACGGCTCAACAATATCTTTTGTAATTGCTCTTTTAATCCAGAAATAAAACATAACAACAACTACCATTCCACTTACACCGATTGAGGATAGAATTTCAAGTAGTTCCTTTGTCATCCTTTATACTCCCAATTCTTGAATTTTTGCCCTTACCGCTCTTGCTTTGGTTTCTAATTCTGCTAATTTATTTCTATCTTCTTGTGTTCCTTGATTTGATTCTATTGCTCTCAATGGTCTAACCGTTTGACTGTCAATTCTGTTTAATTCTGAAATTAAAGCTTCTTTTTCTTCTAATTTTTGCTTTTTAACTGCCTTATTCCAATACCAGTCAAAATTCGTTACAATACTTTGTCTCAAATTTTTCATTGGTCTTACAACATCTTCTACATACTCAACTTCAAATTCTTTTTCTTCTCTTTCTCCAACTTCACCAATCTTCTTGTAGAGAGTTATAAAACATAAACCCATATTCTCTACAATTTCTACTCCATCCTGTGGAAACTGTTTAATTTTTGTTTTCATATACATAACCTCCTTAATTCTGAATCATTTATTCTTAAGTATATCCAACAACTTAAATTAAAACTATCAAACCATTTCAATCCACCAAGTCTGCAACTCAATCTTGTTGCCCAGTATTTACAAGGTTTTTTCAAATAGTTTTTAAATGTTCTATATAAACCGTATAAATTTCTTTTCCTTAACAAAGTATAGCCATAATAAAATCTATAACCAAGCATATCAATTCCACGAATACCAACTCTAAATATTTGCCAATTATCTTTTAATCGCAATTCTAATTTCTTTAACTCAAAACGAATCACTTCCAATGCTTGATGTAAAACTTCTTTGCTTGCTGAAAGTAAAATAAAATCATCAACATATCTTAAATAATATTTCACTTTAGCTATATTACGTATTGCCGTATCCATACCAAGCAATAATAAGTTTTCAAACCAAGCACTTGTATAATTGCCAAGTGGTAAACTATTCATTGAATATGCCACGATATGTAATAATTTTAAATATCTTTCATCTTTTACAAATTTCTTAAAAGATTCTACTACATATTTTGGCTGAATATTATCATAGCATTTCTTGATGTCGCATTTTAAACAATACTTTGTTCCTTTTCCATCATTTCTTAACCACCCTTTTATTGCTTTATATCCGTAATGAATTCCTCTGCCTGGAATACTTGCAATAGCGTAAGGGTCTAACCTTTTTAATAATTTATCGTAAACTAAATCAATTAGTAAATGATGAACGCATTGGTCAGGAAAGAAAATTGGTTTATGTAATATTCTATGTTTTCCTGATGGTTGGTCAATAATATTACAAACTAAATAAGGAGAAGGTTTATAACTACCATTTAAAATAATTCTCTGCAATTTTCTTGAATAAAAGGTCAAATTCGCTAACACTCTTTTAACACTATGCCTTTTACCTTTTCCGATTGCAGCTTTAAGGATTATTGATTTACAATATTCTTCAGTTATTTTTTCTTCCGTAATTAAATAACCTATCTTTTTCATTCTATTTTAATCCTTTTCACTTTTTAAGTGTTTTTATTTGTCAGACCGTTCTACCCGCCAATCTGGCGGAATACTAAACCTGTTTTTTGGAACATTATTTTCACCAAGAGGTGTGGAATAAATAAACATTTTTGAAAACTATTTTGCCGATGAGCATAATGCCCAAAGGCATAAACATAGCGGCCACCGTTATTCCGATTAACATTAGAAAGGTCATTGTTGCAATTCAAGTAAAAGCCTCCATTATTCGCACCAGCGTTACAAGTCCCGCTTATTTTACTTACCCCATAAATCATTTTTACTTCCAACTCCTTATTTAGTTTAATCTTAACCTACCATTTTCAACTTATAATCCCGGCACAAAAACACAGCGGCCACCGCCAGCCCGACGAACAGTAGAAAGGTCAGAGTGGCAAGTCAAGTAAAAGCCCCCAGAACTCGCACCAGCGCTACAAGCCCCGCCATAGAATACTCTTTTTATACCTGCAGTAGCAGTAAAGTATTGATAATCTCCTGTAAATCCACCAGAAGTAGCACCAAATAAGAAAATATCTTGTGCTAAATCAGTTGAAGGTAAGAATTTATAATTATTTCTATTTGTTGTTGGAACCTTATTCGTAATTGCTATCCATCCTTTTCTATCACTTGTAGTAGGATAATCAACTGCACCATCTGGATTAGGATTTATTAACATTGTAGCAGTTGCAACTCCATCAACTACTTTTACTTCGTTAACAATACCACCCAAATTTTGACCACAATTTCCAACTAAAGATTCAATTCCTAAATTCTTACACATTCTTTTTCCTTGACCACTGGTTCCTGATATTGTTCCACCTCCGGTATTTTCTCCATCAGCACCAAGAACATTATCTGTAGCCCCGGTTAACTGCATTCCTAAATAAACTAATGTAGTATTTGCAGTTGTGCTTACTGTTCCATCAATAGTTATTTTCTTACAAGCAATTTCAACACCATCAATGGTTTCTGTAACATCTTCAATACTCAAAACTTTATACCATTTAGCAGCTGCTTCAGAATTTCCTATCGCTACACATTGCATTGTTGCCGGAACAGTATCAATTTTTGTGCTTGCTGCCCAATCTGTAGCAGTAAGTATTACATAATCAACATCACTTGCAGTTGTAACTGCTTTCTTATTAGTCCAGCCATTTGTATTGCCTTGACTAATTTTTGACTGCCAATTTAAACTTGCATATTTTACTGTAGCAAGCAATTGTATCATCAACATTTCTTTATAGCCAAAGAAACGCAAACCCTTTTGTCTAACAAGAGTTTCAAAAGCTTCAACTGAAGTATATGTTTTAGGACAAACTCCGCTTCTTACTGCGAATGGCTCATTAGCATCCGCACTTTCTTCACCAATTACATATTTACCAATTCCTATCCAATCAACAATTCTTCCTTCTCTATCGTGAGCCGGACTTACTTTATAGCCAGTTTTTGGTTCATTTGTTAATGAAATTTTAATATTTCCTGTATCTAAAATTTCCAACTTATAATAGAATTTCGGAAACATTGTTATTACATAATAACCAGGTAATCCAACGTGACTATCAAATTCGTAAGTTCCTTCCGGTGCAAATTCTTCTGCTTTTCCAGTCTCCGTATTTAACGTAACTAAGCAATCATATGTTTCAAATATAGGATGATTTTTAAAATCATCAACTCCGGCTGCAACATCTGTGCTTGGAGTTAAATTACGACCAATCGCACCTAACTGCCTAACAAAAACTCCACTCGGACTCATTTCAACTGCTAATTCTTTATAATCATTTATCTTATTAGTAACGTAATCTCTTATCGCTTTAGCACTTGCATACTGAGTATCAGTGGATTCTTCCGTTATTTCAGTTATTTTATTGCTTTTGGTTTCATAAGTAGAAGAAATATCAGGTATATCACTTGCTACTAAATCTTCTCCAGCAACAACCAAACCTTTTGCATCATATGTTATTTTGCATTTTGTTCCACCGGTTATACTTGTATTCTTTGTAATCTTTGTATCCAAACCATCACTTAATGCTTTTGATGTAGGATAAGTTACTCCAGAAGTTGAAGTATAATCGTTTGTTTTATTTGCTATTAACTGGAATCTTTTCAAATCTGTTTCAACTAAACTATCACCATCCCACTCATAATACTTTGTAGTCCCGTTATCATCATAAACATAAATAACACCAAATTCAGGAGTTGCTGATTTGGCATTATCCCAAGTATTATCTGCAGTTGCGGTATAAATCAATTTAGTTGTTGAATTGTAATACCTTGAACCTCTTTTGAATGTCCCTGATGGTGCTGTTGTGATTGAAAGAAGAGGTATTTGTTTTTGACCAACGCCTCCTCCTTTTGCACCTGCCGGTTTAAAAATAAGAGGTCTGCTTATTTCATCTATATTAGCCATTTATTTTGCCTCCTTATTTTTTGATTCCTTTTCTTTTAATACCTATTGATGCGGTAATTCCGGTAGGGTCTTTATCACTTTCAATACTAAATAAACAATCAAACGCTAACAAAGGAATTGCACAATCTTCAGTTACTTCAAAATCTGCTATTCCTTCTTCATTCTGAACGTAAGACCAATTTTCACCATCGTTTGAAAGTTTAAACTTAAGCACTTGACCATTTATGCCGCTAATGTTTAAAACTCTTGAAATACAAGCTTTTCCGGTGTTTAAAGCAATAACATCGGAAGGGTCTGATTCAAGTAAATTGTAATCATTAATCTTGACATTATACATTACTCTTCCTCCTCTTCGTTATTATCTGGTGAATTTGACGAAACCCCTTCATCAATATTCCCAAATTCATTTTGTTCCTGCTCTTCTTGCTTCTTCATCTTTTCCATCTCTATGTTCACATCCTCAACCCAAGGATGTTGAGCAACTAAAGTTTCTTTTGACAAAATAGGCATTGATTTAATTATGTTATCAATTACTTCATTTTCAGCAATTGCCATATCCATATTCCATACTATATTTACTTCTTCAGGATTATAGTCTCCCTTACCTCTTGCTGATAAATCCGAACATATAAACCACAATAAACTTTCCATACTTGCTGAAAATTCTGTGGCCATAAATTTTGCATCTAAGTCTAAGTCTGCATATTTAAACTTTAAAGCAACTCCACTTGCTATATTTTGAGTTTCTTTTTGACTATCAACACCACCACCAAAATCATATATGTCTTGACGTAATCTGTTTAAATGAGAATCTATTGCTTGAATATCAATGCTCGTTTGTATTGTGCTTACATCTCCATCACTTTCTATAAATATTGTTCTATAAACGTTTATATTGTGAGCAAAATCTTCCTTATTTTCTCCACTATATCCTTTGATAACCTTCAAAGCATTCGGAACATCCTGAAGTTGGTCTGAAATATCACTTACATTCTTGTCATAATCATCAATTAAATCTTTTATAAATGTTAAAATACCAAGTTCTTCATCATTTGCTTTAAATGCTATAAATGGAATTCTTAACCAATTTGTTTGTTCTTCATATTTTTCTTCTTTTTCTCCATTTTCCTTGTCTAAAATCTTCCTTGTTTTCTCAAGTGAAAAATGACCTGAAAAAATATTTCTATCAGTGTCAGGAACAAGTTTATTATCTTTACTAACTTCAAAATAATAAACTCCGGTTTTATCATAATATTCAACTTTTCTTAACTTTGTTTTAGTCCCATCCTCGTGGTAAATATCAATAACATAAGTTCTCATTAATGCTTGTAAACTTGTATGGTCTACATCTTCCCAAAATGGTATAATTTCTGTTGGAGGAATTCTTTTTAAATCAAGTTCACCATTTTCATCATAATAAACTTGCACCCAACCAATTCCATACTTAATCGCATCTTTTCCAACTTTCAATAATTTTCTAAAAAATGCTTTATTAAATAATCCATCCAATTTTTTTGCTAATCCTTCCTGAGTGCTATCTATTGAAAATGGTTTACCGAGTAAATAACTTGCTTTTTGATTTACTAATTTCTTCATAAAGGCGTGTGCTGCTTGTGTATTTGAAAGATTTGTAAGTATTTCTTTTCTACCATCAATTGCTACGTATCTGGTTTTCTCCTTAATTTTAGTATTTGAATTTCTGTAATATTTATCTGCTTCAATAAATTTTTTTAACTTTTCACTTCCTAAATACTCAGTTAAAATAGTGTTTAAAAAATCCAAATCTTCTGCTACTGCTTTTACAACTGTTGGATTATTGTCAAAATTTTGAAGTGGTGTTAAATTCAATACCATCGGCATTTTTATACCTCCGAAAACTTAACTTGCGCGAGTAGGATTTGAACCTACGACCTTTGGTTTATGAAACCACTGTTCTGCCGGACTGAACTATCGCGCTAATTTAATTATATTAATTTGTAGGCTAAAAATCAATAATAAATTATATTTATTATTTTAAAGAAATGAAAATTTTGGTTTACCAATACTTTCAGTTGCATATCGGAAAGCATCCATTAAATGATTAAATTCATCTATTGGTCTATCTAAAGTTCTACCAGTTTTTGAATCTTTATCCCAAGCATAATTATTCAACTCAATTATAGTATTTACACATTTTGGATGAACTATAATTTCATAATCCTGTAGTTTATTTATACCTGCTCTTATGCTATCAGGTCCTTTTTTACTTGAATAAGCATTTATTCCTAATCTCTTTAACTCATAAATTGACTTTTGCTCTGCACTGTCACAAATCCACCTTTTATTAGATAACAACGCTCCTTTTATTCTTCCAGCAATTTGGTCATTTGTCATTGCATATTGATAATGTTCCCAAACTATCCAAATTTTTCTCAATTTAGTAGAAACTAAACATTCCATCATTGCAGTAGGGTCATTTGTAAAACCAAAATCAAGACCATAATGAGCAGTATATACTAATCTTCCTTTT